TTGCTCCAGCAGCTGATGCAGCAGTTCCATCTGGTGCACAAACTGTTTGGATCTACAAGACGAACTCTTCTGTTCGTGCTTCTCTTGCTCTTGCGACTGATTACGGTACACTAAGAGCTCGTGAATGGGGTATCGGCGGAAATCGTCTTTCTGCAAAGGTTGTTCTTGTTGCTGAAACTGCACCAACTACAACTTCTTCTGCTCCTTTTGATGAAACATCAATCGCGTCAGGAGATACGCTTACTCTTATCGTCAACGGTCAAAGTACTAAGACTTTCACAGCATCTGGTGCTCCTACTAACAATGCAGATCTAGCAGCAATGTTTGCAAACGCTGCAAACTGGTCAGGTGGTCTTCCTGCTGGTGTTGAGATTACTGTTGGTGGATCTGATGGTGCATCTACTGTAACTATCGCTCTTGAAGCTGAATCTGGACAACACACTAAGGGTTGGGGACGTAGTCTACAATTAGTAGCTGGAAACCCTCAGAACGCGTTGACTAAGATGAATCTTACTGCCGGGCTGCTTCTTCCTGCAGTTGAACCAAGTGCAACAATTACTCTCAACCAAAAACGTGACAACCTTACAGAAGAAGAAACTGTGGGTGGAAACGTTGTGTTGACAATTGGTCATGATGGTACTGGTGGTGTTACTGCTGCTGCTGTTGATATTGATGACAACAACATCATCTTGAAAGAAAACAACGTTGCAGTTCATACGTTGCCAAAAGCTTCTTATGCAACTCTTAAAGATCTCGCAGATGAGCTGAATCTTGTTACATACGGTGGCTGGAGCGCAGCTGTAGCTAATCCAATCTACAATCAGTTGGGTCCAGATGTTCTAGACCAAGCTGACAAGGTTGGTGCTTTAGCAGTTGGTGCTGTAATGCCTGCACGTATTAAGAAAGATGCTGCTGATGTTGCAGATATGTTGGAAAACTCAAGTCTTGCTTCTATCGAAAGCCAGATCCAAGTAGGTCTTCCTGACGCACTCTCTGAAACTCTGTTGAGTGGTGGTGCAAAAGGTGGTTCTTCTACTGCAGATATTATGGCTGCTCTTGAGAAGTTTGAAAAGTTCCACGTTAACTCTATCGTTCCTCTGTTCTCTCGTGATGCTTCTTCGGACATCACTGATGGTTTAACTGACTCTACATCTACTTACACCATCGCAGGTATCCATCAGGCTGTTAAAACTCACATCTCTCTTATGAAGACTGTGAAGAAACGCTCTGAGCGTCAAGGATATATGTCATTGCGCGACACATATGCGAACTGCAAGCAACAGGCTGGCGTTCTTGCTGATGGTCGTATGCAGCTGGTTATCCAGGACATTCGCCAAGCCGACTCTCAAGGCACAATTAAGTGGTTCCAACCATGGGCATTGGCTTGCTTGCTCGCAGGTGCACGCGGTGGAGCTCCAATCGGTGAGCCGATGACGTTCAAGTTTATGAACTGCAGCGGTATCCGTCACACTGCGCAGCCTATGTCTACTCCCGAAGAGGACATTGTGATCGATTTCGATCCTGATCTTCAGTCAGATGACGCCATCATCAGTGGCATCACCTTCCTTGAAGCTCCTCAGACCGGTGGATTCAGGGTTGTGGTTGACAATACGACATATGGTCGCGATAATAACTTTGTGTTTAACCGCGCCAACGTATTGTATGCCGCTGACATCGTGGCCTTCAACTTCCGTAACGGACTTGAATCAGCTCTTGTTGGTCGCAAAAACACAATCTCTGTCGCTGACGTGAATGGAGTTGCAATTAGTATCCTTAACGGTTTCTTGAACCAAGGAATCACGGTATCTACCGCTGATGCTCCTCAGGGTTACAAGAACCTAGTTGTTCGAATCGAAGGAAACATCGTACGAGTTGAAGTAGCTATCAAGCTTGTTGAAGGTATCGACTTCGTACTGAGCGACATTACAATCCAGCGCGCCTCTAACTAAACAGTTACCTAAGTTAGCAATGAAGAGCTCGGTTGCACAGCAACCGGGCTTTTTAATTCTTAACTAAGTTCGTGGTACGATGTTACTTGAGCCTACCAAAGCTTAAAAAAATGACTAGGTATGGTGAACCGCAACACCCAAATTGGAGTTTTTAAATGGCAAAGTTGAAACCAGGTTTTATCACTGGTGCAAACGCGAAGATCAAGATGTTCAATAAGACCATCGCGTATTGTGCCGACGTAGCGTATAACGTTACGGTACAAACTATCCCCATCGAGTCTATGGGCAAGTACGAAGTTCATTCGAACGAGCCAGTAGCTTACACGGTGGATGGATCTTTCAGCATCATCCGCTACACCAAGAATGCGACTGACGCAGCTAAAGGTGGAAAGATCAAGGATGCGGCTGATGGCAAGAACAACGCCCCTGAGGCTATCGAAGATGGTGCTAACGGCAATGCCGGCGAGCATCTAGACCCAGCACGTCTCCTAAAATCTCAGACCTTCGATCTTGAGATCTATGAGAAGCGTGATGGCGGCACAGAAACTGCAGTATATCGCGTTATGGATTGCAGAATCGTTCGTCGCGGAATGTCTCTCAACAAACGCGGTGCAGTTGTTGACAACTATGCTTTCGTAGGCATCTTGGCCACAGACGAAGACGTAGCTACGAAGGTAAGCAACAGCGGTAAAGAAGACCTCAGCTAATTTGAGGTAAGAGCACCTAATGGCTCATAAGATTCCATTCTTTCTAACAGGCGCGAATGCACGGATCCTACTTAACAATAGGACTGTCGCATTCGCGACTGATGTTTCTTACAGCATCGCTGTAAAACATGCTTCCCCTCATGTACTAGGACGTTTTGAGGCAGAGGTTCATCAACCTCTTGCCTATGACGTTACTGGTACCATGACGATTATTCGTTATGCTAGAGGTATCGAAAAGCTCTATAGAAATAAGTCTCCAAGTGATGTTACTGGAGACGGCAATGGAATGGGATCATTTAGTAGAGCCGATGGTGCGGGTGGCCTTAAGAAAGCTCTTGGTATTCCATCCTCTATGGCTGATGGCTTTGATGGTGCTGCAGATGAGGCACTAAATCCATCTCGCTTCTTTCAGTCCAAGATGTTTAATATCGAAATTCGACAAAAGCTTACTGGTGGAAATGAAGCTACTGTGGTATTGCTAAGAGATTGTCGAGTAGAGAATCTTTCATTTGAATTGAGTAAGCGAGGAGTAGCTATTCAGCGTCTTCAGTTTAAAGCTCGATACGCAGATGACGACACAATGATTGCTCGTAAGTCTGGTGTTGGTCAGGAGCTTAGCTAATGGTGATGGTAGATAACGCATTTTCGAAACCCTCGACGGGAAGCAATGCTGTAGATGGGATGGCTGAAAACCTTCTCAATAGTGCAGTAGGAGGCTTATCTCCGTTAAATAACTTTGGTCGTTACATGAGTGGCGCTCGCGCCATTATCAAGGTGAACGATAAATTGTTTGGTTTTGCATTTGCTGTTAACTTCAATATCAATACAGATGCTCCCGAAATTTGGACCATCGATGACTGGACTCCATACGAGCTTGCTCCTAGTCGTATTACTGTAAATGGTACGCTGAGCATGTTTCATATCCCTGGCAAGGGACCAACAAAGCAGTTGGTACAACCCAACGTACTCTCCTTCCTTATGCACAAGTACATCACTCTAGAAATTAGTGACCAAACAACTGGTCAGGTTATCTTTAAGACCAATAGAGCCTTCATAACTAGCAAGAGTCAAAGTCTTCAAGCTGGTGAACTTTCTACAATTCAGCTTTCTTGGAAAGCAGTTGGCTGGATCGACGAGATGACTCCTGCTTATCCAGATGGAGCTTCTAATCCAGATGGAGGAGCTCAGGCTGGTATTATGGGTCAAATCTCAAGCCTATTCGGTTAATTCAAAGTATAATCGTCCTGTTGTTTAATAAGGAGACTGTATGTACGACGCTTTACCTAAAAATGAACGAACTTTCAGTATTGATGTTGTGGGTGAAACCACTGGTATTCAGTATAAGGGTGAGTTTGTTGCTAAGTGTGTATTAAACATGGCTGGAAAACATGCCATGGAGCTTGAAAAAACTCGTCTAATGGCTGATTATGCCAACCCATCACCAGGACTTATGGGTATAGCCATTTCACTGGCTACCGTGAGAGCTAAGGTTCTTAAGGGACCAGAATGGTGGACTAGCAGCAATAATGGTGCAGACATTATTGATGAGAATGTTATCTTTGCTATTTTTGATGAGTGTATTAAGATTGAGACCGACTGGAAAGCTGTCCTTAAGAAACGAGCAGAGGAAGCCCAAAAGGGAAACGCCCAAGCGGAGAGCTAACAGACCTGCTCTCCGTTTTTGACCAGATACAAGAGATTGCCTACCAAGACGCTCGATCCCGCTCGGGCGAAAGGAATACTCGTCTATTCCTTATGAGCTGGTGGTCCGAATATTACAAGCGACCACTAAAAGATCCACTATTACAAGAATATACGACTGAAGAGCTTGCTTACGAATACTTCAATGCTGTTGAGCGTCGTAAAGCTGAAGAAGAAGCGATTCAAGCGCATAGTGATAAGATAGAAGAGGCAAAAGCCGCAGCAGATCAAGCTTGGGCTGACCAGATGGAAGCAGAGGAAGAAGCTGAAGAATCTTCAGATCCTCGAGAAGATCCTGTCAATCAAGCCTGGATGGAAGAAGAGATCCGTAAGAACAAAGAGCTCTTTGGTGACGAATTCGGCGAAGACCTCGATCTAGAATTTGGACAAGAATAATGGCAAGTTTTGATGACATCAGAGATAAAGGTTTATTATCCTCACGAGGTATGGACCTTTTAAGAACACGCCAAGAGCGGATGAAGACAAAGTCCGTTCAGGAAGTTCGTATCATCGAGAAGATCGCTCAAGATCAAAGAGAGATTGAGAAGATCATGCAGAATGCTGGCAATAACTTTGAAGCCAGCCTAGATGATCTTGGTCGACTAAGTAGTCGCATTGAGGAATACAAGAAATTACTTCAGCAGCTTGAAAAAGGTCGTACGTTTAGTGCTGAAAAGCAATTTAAGTCTGGTATGCGAACTGCTATGTCTTCGCGTGCTCTTCATGAAGACGTTAGCCAAGCAGCTCGTTCTCCTAATACTTTTAGCAGCGCTTTGGAGATTGCAAAGAATCTAACCACTGCTGAGATTCAGTCTGAGTTTGAAAGACACAAACAACTCGCAACACGCCAATCCTCCAGAATTTCCGAGACCTCTGAAGATATCAAGGGTAATGAGGCTAAGCTAGAAAATCAGCTTCGTACTCGAGAAAAAGCTATTCAACAAGCTGGTATGTTTCAGGCTGCTCTTGGTGCTCAGAAGAAGCTTGGTCTAGACATGGAAAGTAGATACTTCCATGCACATGATGTAACTCAAAGAGCTATCAAAGACAGAGCCAGAGACGACATAGCTAAAGGTGTTGAAGAAAACCGTTTTGGAGACAGAGCTAAGGTAGAAGAAGATCTTGCAAAAGCTACAGAGCGACTTATCTCTACATTTGAGAAATTTAATAATGTTGTAGACAAGAGTTCTAAAGAAGCTGCTGAGCTTGCTAACGAGTTTGATAAGGTTGAACGCGAAGTCGATCAACACAAGATGGTGTTGCAAGAGATGGGTCGTCAAGGTGGCGGCGGTGGTGGAGGTGGTGGCCTTCAAACTGGTATGAGCATGATAGGTAATTTAGGTACTATTGGTGTTACTGGCGCCAACATGTATCGCTATATTCAAATTACCTCTGAACTACAAAAGATGCAAAACTCTATTGGCTTTGCCCAAGTACAGAATACCCGATTCCAGGATCAGTACGAAGCTGGTCGCGGTAACATGGGTGCTCTTCGTCGAGTTATGACGGATCAAGCTTCTAGAGAAGCTGCTTTTGGTACTGAGATGGGTGAGCGAGAGGGTATTGCTTCTGGCGTACAAGCTGTTAGCCGCGGTGGTCAAGCTATTGGCGCTACAAAAGATGCCGTAGATCCTGCTAAGGATATTATTAAAACCGCAAAAAGACTTTGGGGTGGAGCTACTGAAGGTGGAGCAGCTGGTGCTGGAGCAAATATGCTTCTTGGTGCTGTTGCTGATGCATCACCCACTATTGCTGCAGCTGGTCAAGATATCACGGCATACCTAAAGAAGATTCCTCAGGAACAGACTGCACTGCAATCTCAAGCGCTGTTTCGTCAAAGAGAAGACGAGATGCATAAGATTGATGACATGATGATGCAGCAAACTCGCGATGCAGCATTAAGTACAACCTTAGCTACTCGTGGTTTAGGTGCAGGAAGACGTGAGAGTATTGTACGTGCACTCACTACACCAGAGACACGTGAAAAACTTGCAAGAGATACTGGATTATCAAACGAAGAGATTTCATCTGTAACTAGAGCAGGTGTTAGCACCCTTGGTACTGAATTTAGAGGTATCGAAGATATTCGTCGTGCTGGACAACTTTCTAGAGCTGGCTATTTTGAAGATCCTAATCAAATGCTACAAGCTAGAGGTATGTTAACTCAAGGAGGTGGCGATCAAAAGGACCTTGAGACCATTATGAAGAATGCTGTTGCCAACGGTATGGATTCTTCTAAAAGTATCATGGATATGGTGCAGGGTGTGACCTCGCTATCTAATAGCGGAATTGGCTTCGGAACTAGCTTGACAGCAGGTTCTACCGAAGTTTTAGGACGCACACTGGATGAGTTGAGAAGCACTGGTATGAATGCTAACCTAGCAATGGGTACTGCTCAGCATACAGCAAATCTAGTATCAGCAACAGCATCAGACTCGTCCTTGTCTTTACATAACGTAATCGAACATGCACGAATTGGTCAACGATTTGGAGATCTGAGTGTTAACGAACGCGAAAGATTGGCCAAACTTACTCCAGAAGAATTTGCTGAACTAGAAGCTGCTAAAAAAGAAGGCGATGCAGCTTTTCAAGAAAAAGGTGTTTCACTAGGTATTGCTAAGTCTGTGATGGATGATCCTGAGGGATTAAAGGATCTCCGTGGGATGATGGCTCAGCAGACTACATTATCATTATTGGGTGGTGTTGGTCAAAAAGATAATGAACAAGGTCAAGATATGGCCAAAATCATTAGCGAAAAGGCTGAAAGAGGTGAAACTAACTGGACCACAGAAGAACGTCGATTTGCTGCAACAAAAGGTGTTAACTTAACTGCCATGGGGGCAGCTGTATCTGGTGGGGAAGCGAAAAAGGGTGGTCTTGCAGGAGGACCAGTAGGCGCAAGAACTTCTAGCGGTGAGATGGATAAAACTGCGACTGCTATAAGCGATGCACGTATGTTCTCTGATGGTGCTAAGCGCATAGAGAAGGCTGCAGGAAGTTTTGATAACCTTGGTAAAACTCTAGAAAGAGTGGCAACCATGTTAGATCCTACAAAAATGGCAAACGCTACCAAGGAAGCGGCCGATCAGCATGGTTTTTCTAAAGGTCAGTTTGACGTAAGTGTACAGCCATTCACAACTGCTGTAGATGCGGTTGCAGAGGGCTTGCAGAAATTGTCCTCAGTAATTGACAAGATAAATAATAAATTTGGAGATAGATTGCCATCTGGCGCAAGCGATCTATTGAAAAATGTTAATCCAAGACAGGGTCGTAAGTAATAGATGAGTATTAGTTCAAAAGTTGTTAATCCGCAGGCTGCAGTTCTGATCTGGAACTATAGTGATCGTATTAGCGCAAACGGAGCATCTGATCCTCACAAGATTGATAAGATACTTATCAGCTCTACATCCTTAATGTCTATTTCTACATCTAAACAAAAGGCGTCACCAGCAGGACAGTTTGAACTTAGATTAGCCCCTACATATAATTGGGTAGGAACAATTACGCCGGGTAGTTGGTGTGTTATCTTAATGAGTCAAAATAAGCGCATTCCAAACATAGACGAAAATAATCCTGGCTTTGCTGATAAAGAGCTAGTAAAGATGTTGGGTCGAATTGATTCTGTAAGAACGGTAATCGATGTAGATCAGAGCAGTGGAGCACGAAAAACAGTATATGTTATCACTGGGCAAGATTGGGGTTCTGTGTTCGACACGACCCTATACGTAGATCCGATCTTGAGAAACAATTTGTTAGATAAAGATGGAGCTATCGGTCACTCAGCTCGTTTGGCTTTTGATAATTTTTTGGTGGATTGGTTTAAGTCCGAAGTTAAGATTCCATCCTCAACCCAAACAGTTCATGCTATTAAAAAATTATGGGGCTCTCCACTTACTAGTTTAAGTGGGGCCATTAATTCATTGTTAGGTTCCGCTACTAGTCCAATTAAACTTTCTGAATTGCCAATGTTTTCTACCTCAGCTCAATTCAAGTTGCCTAACGAAGTATCTGAATACTTTGGATTTGGCACTTCTTTTGAAAAGGCAGTTAACTTTGCACAGCTCATAGAGATATATGCAGGAAAGCTTAAGGGCTACGATAAGTACGGTGGCGACAACGAAGAGTCACGCGGCATTCCAAATCCTATTAGCTTCTATGGCGCTAATACCTTTTGGCAATTGCTGGTAGACAACTGTAATCCTGTAATCAATGAGCTTGTTACTGACATGCGTTGGGAAGGTGATTCTGCTAAACTGGCTCTATATAGTAGGTTGAAGCCCTTTATAAATAGAAATAATTTTGATGGATCTACTCAGCCTGAAGTTAGTAAGAATATTTCAAAGTTTAAAAATATTAGAAGAACCCTTATTGCCAAAGAAGATGTAATTAGCATAAATGCTGGAACTAACTGGCGAGATAAGATTAATTTTGTCGAAATAAGAACAGCTCCTTCTCTTGTTCAGGAAACATATGAGAGCCAGATTAAGTTAGAAGCTCAAGTAGTAGATCGTGAAGCCTGCGAAAGAGAGGGTTTTAAACCACTTATTGTTACGGCAACCTATTTACCAATTTCAGCTGGAGCAGCTGGAGCAGTTTCTCCACTGTCGGCCATGCAATGGAAATATCTTCTTAAAGAGTGGCACTTTAACACACACATCATGCTCAACGGCGCCGTATCCTTTATAGGTCAAAATCAGTATATTGCTGTTGGAGACAATATAATGATAGATGCATCTATTCTAGGTGATTCGTCTATCAATAGTTTTCAAGCCAATGCTAAAGGTGGAGCATTTTTATTAGCACACGTAGAATCCGTTAGTCATAATTTCCAAATTGATCCAGAAAATGGAGCTAGAACATTCACTACCACAGTTCAGTTTGTTCGAGGGATAATTTCGGACAAAGATGGTAATATGCTTGGTGTTGTGGGTGGAGCAGCTGGAATGCTAAGTGGTCTTGGTTCAGCAGCAATGGGCGCAGCAGCAAAATCGCTTGGATTTGGCGGAGGTGGCACAAAAGGAGATCCGATCGATGGAGCCCTTGACTCAGATGCAGTAAGTTTGCCACCAAGCAATGAAAAGAATAAAAATGTCTTGGGATCATCTACTGCTATGGACCCGAATAAAGATAAGTCGAGGGGTAATTAATGGACTATTCAGTTCGTGACAGTTCTCTTATTCCTGATAGCTATAGCACTCAAGCATACAACGATAAAGATAACTCTATTAGAGTTGGTATTGTGCGTGAAGAGCGCATGCTAGAAGACGATGAAACTCGCTATGTTGTTGAAGTCTACATGGATGGACGCCAAGTCCCTGTATCGTGTACACTCATGACTCGATGGGGTGGAGTATACAATTTTGAGGAGTATCGTGTAAGACCTTGGGGAAAAATCAAGACTCCAGTTATGGCTCCAGGTACAGCTGGTAAATATTCCTATCGTTCTGGAGATACTGTAGTCGTTGCATTTATTAATGGCAATTCTCGAGAAGGTGTTATATTAGGCGGTCTTAGGCATCCCGGTCGTACTGAAGAAACCACTGAAGGCAATATTGAATATTTGTCTCGCTTTAATGGTTTAGAAACGCAGATCAGAACAGATGGTAGTTACAAGGTTCTCTTTAAGGGAGCTCCAGTTAACGAAGCTCTTTTAGACGTACCCTTAGGAACACCCATCATGGACCCGATATATAATCCACTGTCATCAGGGTCATATTTTGGTTTCAGCAGCAATGGTAGCTTTGTTGTTACTGATAGTAAGCAGTTTATCAAGATCGATAAAAACATAGCTTCTGGTGCCATCATCATCACATCTGGAAAGAATACTCTTGAGCTTGGTGGAAACGTAGCTATTGGTACCACTGCTCTTAAGACAGACAATATTGTTTTAGAAGCGGCCATGAATGCATCTATAAAGGCCACTCTAGACATGAATTTCCAAAGTACTAAGTCGATTAGCTTAAAGGCATTGCAGGTAGCTATTGGCAACGATCAGATAGAACTAGTTGATGGACTAATTCAGCTCATTGATGCTTTAGGTAAGGTTGTTGTAACTAGTCCAGTAGGAACATGTACTCCTCTGATGGCAGCCCCCGATTGGGCATCAGGCGTTATTCCACTTAAGGTAAAGCTATCTGCACTAAAGGGTTCATTGGCAGATGCTCCTGCTGCAGAGTTCGGCGGCGACCCTGAGATAGATATCGGCGAAGACATCGGATCATAATTAAGTCGTATCACTATATAATTTAGGGTATAGGAGGTACATATGCCCGGTGGATTTGATATACCAAAGGTAAACTCATTCGGCGGCTCTACATTTGGCCTGGGAGAAGGCAAGGGAGCTGCAGCAGAACCATATGCTACAAATGATTCTAATTGGTTTAAATCTAAGCCATATGGATTTGCTTTTTATGATGTAAATGCCGACGGTGAAGTAGCCACTAGCACTATATATCTTCCAATTGCTCCAAGTAATCTAACCATTACCACTAGTTTTGCTACAAATATTATAACCACTCTTTACGGTATTGTCGAAGAACACTCTGAAATTCGATACTACGACATATCTATCGATGGAACCACAGGTATTGCTCCTAGATACGTTGGTGAAAAGTTGCCTAAAGGCAAGAGCGAATATGTATCTTCTGGTCGTTCACAATTTGATCCAGGTGGGATTAGTTTGGGTGGATTTCTTCCAGAAGTAACAAACACAATAAATCAAATTGCAAATACTGTTGGCAATATAGCCAATACAATCAGCGGTGGAAACGGAAATCCAACAGGTGTAGCTCCTCATCAGAGTGGATATGCTGCATTTCATAAGTTGTATAAGTTTCTACACAAATATAAGCAAGATGCCGCTGGCTTAACAACTGCACCAGGTGGAGGAGACTTTAAAAGTCAGGCTGTCAGTGCTCTTAAGAGCTTTGCAGGATTAGGTGGTGATTCGGGCGGAGGATCTTCCGGTCCTGCGCGTAAAGTTCATCCGCTTCGCTTTTTGAATTATAAAGATGGCAACCAGTATGATGTTGTGCCTATCTCTTTTACTATGAAGAGATCAGCTGATAATCCAATGCTATACAACTATAGTATTAAGCTAAGAGCCTTTAATCTTAGAAGCGTAGACGACAAGGGTGTTCCTGTAGAAGATCAGCTTGCTAAGCTTGGATTAGGATCTCTAGAGGGTTCTTCTTTATTCGGAAACTTAACAAGTGTTGCTGGTAATGCTGCCACGTTAATTAGTGGATTATTTTAATGTCACAGACTGCACTTAAAACTGCCTTTAATAGCCTTTCAGATCTCAAACTGTGGTTCAACGATAAGTCAGGCAATCCTCTCATGATGTCTCATGTGCCTGAATTAATTCCTCTTCGTTGGGCATATTTTAGAGATAACTGGGAGTTTATTGTCGACACACTTCGAGATCGTGTTCGCGGCTATGCATTTCCTGACATGCTAGACAAGAGAATCAAGGACTTTGATGGTTTTATCAAGGTTCAGCGCAATAACCAGAATAAGAAGGTAAACCCTTTTTCTAGCTCAAAAATATACACAGATTTTTATGCTATCTGGGACAATATTGAAGTAGCTAGCATTCCATTGACTAGACAAGAATCTACACTTATAGAAAATAAGCTAAATCGTATTCGTAGGTTTATTAGAACTGACTTTGTAAATATCAGAGCCAATCTTATTAAGGCGAGAGATAGCTTGTCAGATACAGTTGGTCTGAATGATGAGGACTACAACAAGACATACGATCGAAGCTCTACTCGTCAATTGAGAACTGCTAAAATTACAGATATTACTAACATGCAGACTCTGCATGATGGCATTGTTAGTGTTGAGTTTATATTGGCTAATAGCAATAACTTGAGTACCACAACGGTTGATCCATTTGCGCTTGCGCGCGCGAATGCCAACAACCCAGATATCGATATTCGACTTAATAAGTCAGGACGATTAGTCCGTATGTTCTTTGGTGACAGCTTACAGAGTCTAGCCCATAGGTATCTTGGTAGCTCGGATCGTTGGATAGATATAGCTATCGCCAATGGCCTTAAGTCTCCGTACATCGATGAGGTGGGTGAGGCTATACCCTTGATATCTAACGGTAGTAATAACCAGATCAACATATCGCGCCTAGATGGCAATGGAAACCTAAACAAGGACAAGATCTATATCAATCAGATCGTGTTCCTTCAGTCTGATACAGTGAAGTTTCCAGATCAGCGCATTATTCAAAACATCAGAGAGATCCCTGTATCTGGTGAGCTTGTTATAGAGTTGAGTGGAGAACGCAACTTAGACCAATATGCTCTGAGTGAAAGCGCCTATGTGAGGGTTTTTAAACCTAACACAGTAAATAGTAATTTTCTTGTCATGATTCCAAGCGAGAGCGAGGCCGACATATTGCCAGGTAAGACCCCTTATTTCTTGTCGTCCAAGAGTGAAGATGAGAAGCGTGCTGGGGTGGATCTTGCCGTCAATGATGACATGGACTTAGTTTTAACATCATCTGGAGACCTTGCTTTAAGCTATGGATTGGCCAACGCCATTCAGGCCGTCCAGTTTAAGATGCTTAGCGAGAGGGGCCAATCTACCACTCATCCTAACTTTGGTCTTCCCAGTGTTGTTGGCATGAAAATAAGAGACCCAGAAGGTCTAAAACAGACAGTGATAACTGGTATAACTCAGATGATTGAAAATGATAGTAGATTCTCTCGAATTGAGCAGTTAGATGTTAAATTAGTACATAGCGCACTTACAATCAATATGGTCGTAAGAATGGCAGGTTCAGGTACCCTAGTTCCACTAAGCTATAGCGTAAACGTAGGATAAAAGATGTCGATCCAGATCAAGAGCTTTAACCAGATACTTGGCGAAATGATTCGCAAGGTAGTTGCTGATACTCCTCTTAACGACGTTAACGTTGGTTCTGCGCTTCTAACACTTCTTGAAGCTGCTGCTCAGGTTGATTTTGAAAACAACGCATCTATCCTAAATATTCTTGAGCTCTTGAGCATCGATGCTATTCGTAATAATGACCTCGATACTCGTGCAGCGGACTTTGGTCTCGCTCGTATCCCTGCTCGTAAAGCAACTGGTCTAGTAACTATTGGAGATAGCTCAATCTCTAAGCGAAGTACTGGTCTTTATCAGGTTAAACCAGCTCCAATTGCTGGAGCAAATCAAATCTTTGTTAACAATGCGGCTGATTGGGCAGCTACTGGTAACCTCTTTATTGGTCGTGGTACCCAAAACTTTGAAGGTCCAATTCCATACACATCAATTGTTAACAATGGTACATTCTTTACTATTAATCTTGGTTCCGCTTTACAGAAAGACCATCTAATCTCCGATGTTGTAGTTGATTCTCAAGGAACGATTGATCGCTTTATCACAGCAGGTACATCTGTACAAATTCCTGCCAACAGCCAAAACCCAGCGGTTGAATATACCACTCTTCGCGATGCAGTTATCCCATCTGGTGAAGATGAGGTTGAAGGCGTAGAAATTGTTGCTGTAGTAGCAGGAAGCCGTGGTAATGCTGGTATTAATACCATCACATCGTTCGTATCAGTCCCATTTCCTGGTGCCACTGTAACCAACCCAACAGCTCTAACAAATGCACGAGACGTTGAGTCTGATGATGAACTGCGCGAACGTCTAAAATCCTACGCAGGAACACTTGCTAGAGGTACTGCAGATTCTATCTTAAGTTCAATTGTAGGTATCTCAGATCCTGATGATAGTAAGCAGGTTGCGTCTGCTAAGGTAACAGAACCACCTAAACAAGGTGATCCATCTATTATCTACATCGATGATGGTAGTGGTTTCCAACCCTCATTCGCTGGTCAGTCTGTGGACCGAATGCTTGCTAGTGCTACAGGTAACGAAGAGTTCTTGCAGTTAGCTAACTATCCACTTCCACGTCCTCAAGTCATAAATACTGTAGATGGTCCATTTACCCTTACTGATGGCATGACTTTCAGTGTTTTGGTCGATGGTGTTGAAGAGGCTGTTACATTCCGCTCTTCTCAGTTTGTAAACATTGCAGCTGCTCGATTGTCTGAGATCATTATCGCCATCAACGACCAATCTCAGTTGTTTAAGGCTACTTTCACAGACAACTCTAATAAAATGTTGGTTTATCCCACTGCTCACGATGCAGAGGTGATTCAGGTTGCTCCTCTAAAAAGCACAGACGACGAAACCTTATACTCTAACTCTTTATTAAAGTTTCCAACAAATGAATATTCATATATTCGTCTGTATCAAAACAATACTCTTCTAAACGAAAAAGAGAAGTCAGCCACACTTCTTACCACTGCCTTTAGTTCTTGGAATATCGGTGCTAGCGGTAACATCATCATCTCTGTAGACGATACTCCTCCTCAAGATAGAGGATTTGACTCGACAGACTTTGGTGGAAGTCCTTTTATCACTCTTACTCTTGAAGATTGGGCAACCGTATTTAATAAGAAATTTGCTGGTCTTACTGCTACTGCAACATCTAGTGGTCGCCTACAAATTGTATCTAACCGAGAAGGTGCTGATTCTAAGGTTGAAGTCCTTGGCGGTACCTACTTTGACAAGTGGTTTAGCAATCAGGATACTGTCGCTGTTGGACAAAACTCTGACTTCGATCTAAACCGTCAAACCGGTAATCTTAGAATCAAGAGAGAAATTCTTTCTGGAGATTCAATTACAGCTGGTTCTGAAGATACTAAGGGAAGCGTAATATCTTCGCCCACCATTACGGGTAACTATAACGTCTCTACTGATTCAAGTGGTCGTCCTGCGGAGATAGTATTTGTAGGTGACTCTGGTGAAGTTATTCCACGACTCGCTGTAAATGTAGTCGAGGGTAGCACAATCACCATTACTGACCAGGGTAGTAATGTAATGCGAATTATGTCTAATTCGCAAACAGCATTTGCAGCTGCGCAGCCTAATGACTTTATCTATATCACTAATAGAAGTGTGGGATCATGGGTTAATTCTGCCAACTGTGGCTTATATAAGATAATCTCTAAAGGTGAGCACACATCTGCTGGCACAGATACATATCTTGAAGTCCAGAATGTAAATATTGTTCCAGGTGTTCATACTGTAGAGGACAGAAACGACATCCAGATCTTCAGAGCAGATACATATCCTCAGATCTGGAAGGGCTCTTACATGAGCGTCCCAGCATCGGCACCTATTCAGGAAATAGTTGATTCTATCAATAACAATAGTGTTAACATCAAGGCTTCTATCTTTAAGACTAGTGCAATTAAGGTAACTTCTACAACTGAAGAAAATGGAAGCATTGCTACTCCAATCTCAATTGGTAGAGCAACCGTCTTATTCCCAAGTGAAGGCGAAGAACAAAAAGGCAACTTATCACACATAGCTAATCGCACCTCTAGCAAAGATGCGGTGGCATTCTTTAAGAGAACAGAGCCAACAAGCGAAAATGCTGATGGTGTGAGTGGCAAGACTGTTTGGCTTGATCGAGTCACCTATAGTGACATTAAGGGTCAATTAACCGACAATGCTGTTCCTGGTACAGATGGTGTAGACACCTATAGTGAACAACTACAATCCACTGGAAACCTATCTTCTGCCAATGTAGATTATGACGACATCTATAACGCAATAGATGGAGCTAATAAGAAACATTATCGCTCTATTCGAGACAAACTATCTGGTGATCGAGTTGGAACTCAATTTGAATTACCTAAAACTATAATGGATTACTCTTCTGGCAACAAGTTTAACTTGATGCGTCCACTTGGTATTTCTTCAGAAGATAGCATCGTATTCATTCTAGACCAAAACCCTGTTTCTAAGACGATCGACATTCCACTATCTCGTCGAGGAAAAGTGAACTCTGCATTTCCAGCTACTGACATCTCTTTCTCAGCTGACGATGCTGACAATGAGGCTGGCATTACTTTTAGTAACTTGCAGGTTTGGGGAAAAACAACAAATAAGACTGAATTTAAAAACTATGCAGTGTGGATGCGAGCTAGAAACTGGTATGTTTCTGGTGGAGCAACTTCTGGTGGTGGCGCATTCATAGTTCGTTCTAAAGAATATGGTCCACATGGTGAAAACCTGAGATTCCGGATCGAATATCCGACATTCCCAAGTTCTTCAAACATTATTACGCATGAGAATAGGCCTGACAATACTCTAGTTACATATTTCTTTGGTTCAGGTTTGCCTAGAAACATTAACTTACAGTCTGGTGATCTAATCAATATCACTAGCTTGGGCAACAACACTTATAGATATGAGTTTCCTGCAACTACAACTATTGCCAGCATAGCAGTTGGTGATGTGTTGAGTATGCTGTCTGATTCTGGCATTAGTCAGGCAAAC